TTTTCTATGTCTTCTAAAACTTTGTCCATTTGTTTACGTAAAAACTCAATATTAACTTTGTTCAAAGCCATATCTTCTATATGCTTATTTAATTTGTCTGTCGACTTATAAAGATCCTCGATCATCATGAATTGCTCAGAATCGGCGGGCAATGAACCTAGTTGTCCACGTGGCCATTTAATTCTAAACTCTGTATTTTCTATTAAATCTTGTTCCATTAACTGAAGTCTAGTGTCAGCTATGTTTAATCTCTCTACAATCTGAAAGTAGCCCATTGTGCCGAGTGCTACGATAATTATAAGGCTAGCAACCGTTTTCATTGGCATTTGGACAGCAGCTTCCTCAGATATATTTAATGGTTTCTTATTCATGTTTTGGTTTTGGTGGAGGGATTATATAATCTTTCGATTCAATTTTCAATGGTGTGTGGTCCACTGGTCTTACACAAAAAGCCAGTAAACATAACAAAATTATCAGTATTGCTGTGAACCTGTAGTCCATAACAACCTCCAATCATTTAATTAGGCCAA